CTTTTGCGTCTTCATTTGAAATTCCTTACGATGACGCTCACAAATTCGTTGCTGAGAAGTTCAAAAGAGTAAATAGACGTGGCACGTTCGGGACAGTATTTAAAATGGTTGGTCTTGTCGATTCTAATACTGAAATTAACGGTAAAAAAATAAAAGTTGTTGGGAACAGGACTAACAGTCATTTAGGGGGGTCTTTAAGTTATCCTGTTAAAGTTAAAGGAGAATCTAAGATGAGACAAATGACCGTTGGGACATTCATTAAGAAAAATCCAAAGGGAACTTTCTTTGTTTTGGTTAGTCGTCACGCTTTTACAATTAAAGATGGTGTTGTGATTGGTAATTGGGACGATGCTGAAAAAACAAAAAAACCAATGAGATGTGCATTTGAAATTAAGTAATATGATTGGGGAAAATAAAAAATTAACATTTGAGGAAAAACTAGAGGGTTGGAAAAACAGAATGTCTTTTGCTAGAACAATCGCAAGAATATTATCTTTAGGGGTTCAGTTAGCAATAACTTATTATTTAGTAAAATAAAAGAAATGAAAGTATTATTTTTAGACCATGATGGGGTAATCTGCCTCTCAACACAATGGGGAGGTCGATTTAAGAAAAAAGGTTATGATAGTAATCCTGAGACCCCTATGGATACACGAATGGATAATTTTGACACTAAATCAGTCAAAGTATTGAATGAGATAGTTGAAACTACAGGTTGTGAGATTGTCATTTCTTCAGATTGGAAGCGACACGGTACATTAGACCAAATGAAGACGATGTATGAGATAAGAGGTATTAAACCACCAATTGATTATACTCCCGACATGAAAGATTTTGACGAAAATGGGTATGGTTTGTTTAAATGGAAAGGATTTTATGAAAGTATTCGTGTCTGTGAAATTAACGAATATTTGAAAAATCATCCTGAAGTTACTCATTGGGTTGCGGTTGACGACATGGACTTGTCCAAACTAGACAACTTTGTAATGACAACTAAACCTTATAATGAAGGAATAAAACAATCAGGTGTTAAAGAAAAAATCCTTAAGTTTTTAAAATAAAAACCCCCTCAAATGAGGGGGTTTTTATTACTCAGTAACTTCATCAGTTGGAGTATCTCCACTATTGTGTTTTTTGTTAATAAACTTGTCCACAGACCCAATTGCAAATGAACCTAAAACTAAAATTAGGAATGAGTTGAAGATAAATTCGTTAACTACCAATGGTTTACCCATAAATCCTGTAACAATATCCGCACCAGCAAATAAACACATCATTATGAAAGCAATAAATCCAACGACAGATTTTTCGTTAATTGAATTGTTGTCACAAAACAACTGTTTAAAAAAGTTTTTCATAGTTTTTTTATTATAAATATTTACTTTTTTGGTAAAAAAACTATATTATCGACCTTGTCCTCTATACGCTTTTGGTTTCTGTTCTTTAGGTCCGTATTTTTTTTTCAGTTTACCTATCGTTTTTTTACCGAAACTAATTTTAACTGAGTTAGAATTTGATTTTGTTTTTGCCGCCATAATTTTTATTTTTTACAAATAAATATTTTGCTATTTACTTTTTTAATCCTATATTTGAAGTATGAAAAATATTATAACCATATTGTTTGTTTTTATTTGTGTTTTTGGGTTTAGCCAAACCAAAAATGACACAATTGACTTTAACAACGTAAACTACGGATTGTTAAATGATTTAATCTTCCAAAAACATAATGAAGAAAGACTAAAAATAGGTAGACAAGTTCGTATTGAGGACAATATTTGTAAATCTGCGTCACAATACCAAGTTGGGTATATGTCTCAGTATTCTGAGGTATGTCATGATAACGATAAAGTTTTCAATGGGGTTATTTTACACACACCTTTAGATAGATTTAATTATTTTTCAAAAGGTTCTAAGTTAGGTCAAACATACCACGGTGAAATATGTTACAATTTTTTTAGTGGAAAAACTCATAAAATAACTTATGAACAATTAGCTCAACAAACAATCACCGCTTTTATGGAGTCTACATCACATAAAGCAATAATGTTAAGTCGTCTTACATGTCTTAGTAAACAGTATGGTTATTTTTCAACCACCTCAACATTAAAAAATGGTTATTTTAATTTCTTTGTCACTGGGTTTTTTACATATCGTATGGAATAAAAAAAGGGAGGTTTAACCTCCCTTTTTTTATAATTCACTAAACGCAAATTTTAAAATTCTAACAAAATCATAATTTTCATCCCCACCGACAATCACAGGTCTACCTACAGTTACATATCTTGTTGTAGATTCTGCTCTACTGTCATAATCTGAACTTATTTCATTAGGGTTTACAAAGGTAATTTTACCAAATGAAATATTATCAACAAATAAATCACCATTTTTTATTTCACCTTTTACAGTACTTTTTTGATTTAAACCTTCAGTGGTCCATAAAGGTAAAACACCTCCACCTTTAATATCTAATAATTTATTTTCATCTGATACTTTTCTTGGAATTGCGGCAACTTGACCCGCTCCTCTATTAATCATTTTTGCTGGTATGTTTTTAGAACCAAACCCTGTTAAATCAATAAATGTACTTGATTCAGGAGTTGTTGAAGCGGTAGATGAGGTTCCTGATGTTGGTTGACCCGACTTTTCTCTCTTATTTAAAGGCGTGTAATCGGGTTCAACAGTGACCTTTTTAAACTCAAACCCTCTTTTATCTTGTTGACCATAATAATTAATACCTTTTATATATTGTATTTTTTGACTGATATCAACACCTGTATCTTTTTTAACTCTTTCAATTATTAAATTACCAAGAACTTTACCTCTATTATCGGCAAGATATTGGTTTCTCTCAGAATCACCTTTTAATCCACCATAAGGAGTTTTATCACCTACTAATGAATGGTCTAAAGACGAATATCCTTTAGGAATGTCTAACGTAGGCCTTGCGGCATCCGCGGTGCCTTGGATTTTAATTGAATTGATGTTATTAATCCCACCTCCTTCAATAAAAACTATTAAACTAGCAATAAATTTTTCATATGCAGTTTTTGCTTCAGGAAACGATTCAAATTTAGGACCAATCATATTGTCAGGATATGGAAACGCGTTTTTTGACAAATCTAATTTTTGTATTACCACGTCTCCAGGTTTTTCAAAAGTCTCTATCTTTTTTTCACTCTTTAATCTTGGTGCTTGAGATATCGAAGTTAGGGTGTACTTCCTACCCTCATACCCAACATTTATTGCGTATTTACCATAAGGATTCGTTAAGTCTAAATCTCCTTTTGACTTACCCCTCCAATCAGGGGAGTTATATTCTTGTTCGCTAATTACTACACCTTTTTTATAACCAAAAAGATGTTTCATTTTATATAACTCTTCGTTTAATAATATTTGATTCATGATTTTTTATTAATAAATATACAAAACCAAATAAAAAAGGGGATAGTAGCGAACTTCCCCTTTTATTTGTTACCATAACGATAACGGTCCTAAAAGTCCCTATAAAGGGATTATTTTTCTTTGACTAATGTCAAACTTCTCTTTAAATATTCTTTAGCCCTTGGAGTTGGGTCTGAGTGTCTTAAAACCTTTTCAATATCTTTAACTAATTCTTCACCGTGTTCGTTTTCTTTATATAGTTCAATTACTTTGTCCATTGCTTTAATACAACCTCCGTCAGTATCGTCAAAATAATTTTTATTTCTAAATTTATTCAAATGGTTCATTAAATTGTAAGCCAAGTGTTCTCCACCATCATTTACATTGTGTAGTCTTAAGGTTCTTAACATGTCTAAAGTATCGACCATACCGTTGATACCTCCTTCTCTTTTATATAGACTATTCGTATAATTTTTAAAATTATCTGAAGGACCCACAATCTCATCCAACGGGATAACATTTTCAGGTACACATCTTTGTTTTTCTTCTTTTTTTGGTTCTATACTAGTTTGTTCTAGTAAATGCTCTCTAATAATTTGTCTTATTTTAGATTCGCTTATATAAGTTTTACCCATTTTAATTACTTTCTTTATAAATATATTAATAAGAAAGAATTATTAGGAAATAATAATATTTATTAGAGTACACTTAAATTATTAAGTGAAGTCATAAAAATTAAATTATAGTACATGGAGGATGAGTGTAGTTATTCGAACATGGAGAAAAATTTTCTTAGAAAATTTATCCGTAAAATTTCTCATGTTGGCAATGTTTTTCAATCCGTTTGGATTCGATGCAGTACAATACTATCTTTATACTCTAACAGGGAGTTTATGGTACGCAAATTTAATTTTATACTGTATTTCGGGACTATTCTTTGGTCTGTATTTTTATTTTCGAAAATTATCTAAATAATCTATTTAGACTCATTAGTATCAATATCTTCGTTATTTGGTAATACAAATTGTAACCAAATGTTAAACACTAAAAAATAAATCCACCAAGTTAAAGAATCTATTGGATAGTTTATCGGGTCTGCGTTAGTCATGTATAGTAAGTAAGTTATTTTACAAAAAATATATAACTTTACTATTATTAACAGTAATGAAAAGAATGTTCTCATAGTTTAATTTCAAAACGATTTTTCATAATTTCGACTTTATCATCAGGCACACCGTGAACGTTTTTACCCCCATGACGATTTTCTACAATAGTAACAAAAACTTTGTAACCGTGTTTTTCTGCCAATTCAAAATACGGAGACATTTCCCACTCTTGGGTAAAAGTGTTTGATACTGCAATTTCTCTATAGAATTGGTCATTTATCAAACTATCTTTCATGTAAGTTTCAACCAAGTCCTGACAATACTTGTGAGCATCCTTCAGTTTGGTAACATCGAAGTTATAATCACCCGTTTCTTTATCGATAAAATACTTATCTGCCTCACATACCAAGAAGTCATCACCGACTAATTTCTCGGCAAATGTTGATTTACCCGAGCCAGGTAACCCTCTAACAATATATAATGTTTTATTCATATTCACAAAGATAAGAATATTTATCAATAAAAGAAAATTTAAAATGGATAATTTAGATAAGTTAATATCGAAAGTTCTAAAAGAAGAATTTAATCCATCAATGTCCTTGGTTAAGGATGTTAATGTGTCGAAAGAAATGAGATACCATCTTGATAACAATGTAAGTTTAAGTGAAAATATTTTTAGAATTTATTCAGAAAAATATTTTGATTTAATTAATGAAGCTCGTGATTTGTACGATAAAAATTTATTAAGATTAAATGACGAAGATACTTGGTTAGTAGAGTCTGATTTAGGTAAAAAAGTTCTTTTAGAAAATGGAGAGGAAGTTTATTTAGACGCACCAATATATGAAGAGGATTTATGGGAGATTATCACCGAAGCAAAACACAGAGGTAAAAATGTCAAATTAAATAGTCCATTTAGAACTCCTGGAGGACCTAAAAAGTTTGCGGTTTATGTTAAAACTCCAAAAGGGACAATTAAAAAGGTTACCTTTGGTGACCCAAATCTTAGAATTAAAAACGCCAGTAAAGGTAGAGCAAAATCATTCAGAGCTCGACACAAATGTGACCAAAAGAAAGATAGAACTACCGCAGGGTATTGGTCTTGTAATGTGTCAAGATATCGAAAAAAATTAGGATTAAAATCTTCAAGAAGTTGGTAAAATGGAAAAGTTACCGTTTAAAGAAACAATTCAAAATGATTATCGGGTAAGAACTTTTTTAGAAAATGTTGAGTTTTCTGATTTAAAATGGCATACAGATGAACAAGATAGAATAGTTATTCCTTTACATGAAACCGATTGGAAAATTCAATTGGATAATGAATTACCGATTACAATGATTAAAGGTAAAAAATATTTTATACCTGAAGGAATTTACCATAGAGTGATTAAAGGAAACGGAGACTTAAAAGTTAAAATATTTTTTAAGTAAACATTTGGATTAATTGACTCAGTTTAATAGTCACATCAATTCCTTTGTAATAACCAATTAACAACATTCTTTTCACAATGATAAATATATCATTTATGGTATCTATTCAAAGCATTTTGAGTAATAAGTACAAATTCTGTTTCTTTAAATTCCTCGAGATTTCTTGAGTTAGTGTAAGACATTGCAGATTTTAAATAGTCTTTGAAATTTTCAGTCCACCCATCTAACGTGTATTCCACTTTATTGTATTTAGAAATCCCTTCAGATGTGGTTAATTTGGTCTTACCCCATTTTTTTTGGACTTCTTTAGTACTCATACCTCTGAAATTTTTGTAGAAATATTTTCTCATTTTAGGGAATTTTTCCCAAATGTATTTTGATTGTTTTTCTGATATAGGAATTAGTTTAAATAACTTAGTTTCAGAACAAGATTCTAAAGTTTTATTTAATACTCCACCTAACATAACGTAATCCGCCCCTAAAGCTAACGCCTTTATTATGTCATCGTAATTTCTGAAACCTCCATCGGCAATTATTTTAGTTTCATAATTGTTACTTTTTTTAATTTCGTAACATTCTTTTATTAGTGACGCCATAGGATAATGAACACCTGTATTTGCCGATGTTAAACAACCACTACCACCACCAATACCTACTCTTATATAATCGACACCCAATTCGGCAAATTTTCTATATGTGTTTGGATTGGCGATATTACCAACAATTAATTTTTGGTTTGAATTTTTACGATGTTTAACAAATTTTTCGGTTAATTTATATAGTTTTTCCATATGTCCATTTGCAATATCAACTAGTAGATTAATTGACTCCTTATCAAAATGGTCGTCTTGAAACCATTCTAAAATTCTTTCAAAATCATCTAAAGATACTGAAGAAAAGGCTTTGCCCTCGTGATAAAAAACTCCGCGAGGTAGGCAGACTTCAAAATTATGTTTTAAAAATAAATTACAGTTAAAATCATTAACGACAGTATCCATGGGGGATACCATTAAAGGAAGTTTTCTGTCTTTATTTAAAATATCAATTCTTTTTCTTGTACTAATTGATGACAATGTTTCAGGGACAATGGTTATGTCTTTAAAATCAAATTTTTTGTTCATTTTGAGAATCTATTAATTTAGTTATTCTATTTCTACCTTTTTCGCCAATTGGAATTGGATTACCTTCTTCATCTATATGGACAAATCTAATGTTTGTGTTTAAAATTAAGACTTGTTTACCCGTGTAAACATTATGAGCTCTGGCTTCCATATACAAGGTTATTGAAGAGTTACCAATGTTTTGGGGGTAACCATATATTTTAAGAAGTTGTCCTTCTTTGGCGGGCCTTTCAAAAAAACATTTATCAATAGATACGGTAACCATTCTTGGGGTATCACACAATTGCATTGCATAACCCGCGGCCGCGGCATCAATCCAAGCTAATAGTTTACCCCCAAACAGATTTCCGTGAAAACCTAAATCTGATTTTTTAATCGGGTGTGTGTTTAGTAATTCCATGTTCTAATTATAATAAAAATGTAAATTAAAGACAATAGGGGTATTTATAGATATGTTAACAGAAAAGGAAATTGATAGAATAAATCGTTTTTTAAAAAATAAAACCTTTACCTATAAAAAAGGAGTATTTGGGTATGATTTACCAGGGGAAAACGATTTTGACTTTAAATTTCAAATTTTAGGGTATAAAAAAATGATTAGTGTTGGGGAATATTATGATTACACTAGAGTTTCAGTAACACTTCTAAATTTTAGGGATGAATTAAGTCAAATGTTATTTCTTAAAAGATTTACTACGGATTTTTTAAAAAAATATTTTAAAGAAAATCTATATCATTTTCGACATAGTTTAAATTCGGAAATAACCGATATTCTTACTATGTTTGATAATGACGTTAGGGTTGCAATTGAGGATATCGATATTGAGTCACCTGAAGATAAAGAAACATTACAAGAACAAAAAATGACCAGACAACCAATAAGAACTGTTGTTAAAGATATTGTTAACATTCTTAAAAAAAATCAAGAAGGTGAATTTTATTTACCCAATAACGATGAAGGTAGAGGATATGAATTTGGTAGATTACCTTTTGAATTTACTGTTGAGTTATATGTTGAGCACAATAGTGATATAGAAGGGTTTAAAATTAATGCGGAATATTCACATAGTGATGAAGTTATTGAAATTAAAATAATTTATAATCCTTCTGATTTATTAAAAAATATGTACGATATTCTTGGCGAACTAAATGAAATTTTGGCTCATGAATTAGAACATGGATTACAAAATTACAGAGGTGAATTTACAACTACATCTAAAGCGCCTACTAATCCATTAAAATATTATTTACAACCGCATGAAATTCCAGCACAAATTGCTGGTTTTAAAAGATTAGCAAGATTAAGAAGACA